GTGGTGATGGCTTTGGAGATGGGCTTGGCTTGGGCTTTGGTTTGCTAGCTGGCGGTGGTGCATCTGACGCATCATTTAGTCCATTTATGACTGGCCTTAGCTATGAGCCATTGCGTGTTGGAGAAGCTGTGTTTCAGCAAAAAGATTACAACAGAGAGCTTGAGCAAATGATGCGCGAGCTTTCTCAGCCAATGCTTACTAATACCAAGGGTGTGGCATGACATATTTAAACTTAGTAAACAATGTGTTGCGGCGACTTCGTGAAGATGAGGTTACGACTGTTGCTGCAAATACATACAGCAAAATGGTTAGTGACTTTATCAACGATGCTAAAGAATTAATTGAAACAGCTTGGGACTGGTCTGCACTACGAGAAACACTCACGATCTCGACGGTGGCAGATGACTACACCTATTCACTAACAGGGAGTGGTGACAAGGGTAAAGTCTTTCGGATTATTAACGATACGTCTAACTGCGAGCTTCAATACCAAACTCAGGCATGGTTTGATAACGAGTTTTTTGTAAACAACCCAACGTCTGGCGCACCTAAATACTTTACTTACAACGGGGTTGATGCCAGCGGTGATACTCAGATTGATGTATATCCTAAGCCTGACGGCGTTTACTCGTTAAAGGTCAAGATTGTTAATCGCAATGTGCCGTTGACATTGGACTCCGATACGTTAGCTATTCCTAGCCAGCCTGTAATTCACATGGCGGTAGCCCTGCTTGCTAGAGAGCGCGGTGAGACAGGCGGCACGTCCACACCAGAATACTTTGCTATTGCGGATAGATATTTATCTGACGCGATTGCTATGGATGCACAAAAACATCCTGAAGAAACTATTTTTTATACGCCGTAGGGGATTGTAGATGGCACAGCCTTTACAAAGCATTAACTTGATTGCTCCTGCATTTAAGGGCGTCAATACAGAAGACTCGCCGCTGGCGCAGGATCCGTCATTTGCCGAGATTGCAGATAATGCAATTATTGATCGACGTGGCCGGCTTGCATCCAGAAAAGGCAATGCTGTTACAACGACGGACAAGACAGTTCTCGGTACGGATTATCTCCATAATATCCATGAGTTTTATGATAGTGCAGGTAATGAAGTAATTTTTAGCACCGGCAACAATAAGATTATGACCGGGACTACGACTTTGGTAGATGCTACGCCGGGGTCATATACGATTACCGCTAACGACTGGAAGATATTTAACTTTAACGATCACGCTTATTTTTTCCAGCGTGGCTACGAGCCTTTGGTGTATAGCAACAGCTTAGGCGCAGTGACTAAGATTTCTAGTGTTGCTGGCGCATCTGTAACTTCTGCGCAGTACGCTAATGAGGCTATTGCAGCTTACGGACGGGTGTGGTGCGTAGGTAACGCTAGTGATGACAACACTGTTTATTGGTCTGACTTGTTGGTTGGTCACGACTTTTCTGGTGGATCTAGTGGTTCTATTGATGTATCTAAAGCGTGGCCTAACGGGTTTGACAAGGTTGTGGCTATTGCGGCACACAACGGGCTATTGATTATCTTTGGTGAAACCAACACGCTTGTGTACGCTAACGCGGAAAGTCCTGCATCTATGGAGATACGTGATGCTATTCCGGGTGTTGGCTGTGTAGACCGCAAGAGCGTACAAAACATTGGTACTGACCTGATCTTTTTGACTCAGACAGGTTTGCGAAGCCTTGGCAGAACGATTCAGGAAAAGTCTTTACCGATTACGGATTTAAGCAGAAACATTAAGCAAGAAATTATTGCGAATGTTTTGGCTAAAGCAGATCCTTGCAGTTCTGTATACAGCCCAGAAAACTACTTTTACCTTTTGTGTTTCCCAGACCTTAACCTTGTTTACTGCTTTGATGTTCGCGGGCTTTTGGATAATGGCTCGTATCGTGTTACTCGCTGGCCTAGTGTGGACTTTAAAAGTTTTCACAGAGATAGAAATGGCGACGTTTACATTGGCACTACTGCCGGCGTGGGTAAATACGAGAACTTTCTTGATAACGGCAATGTATATAGATTCCGATACTTTAGTCCGGGGTTGTCGTTTGGTGACTCGTCCAAAATTAAAATGCTTAAAAAAATTCGCCCAACATTAATTGGCGGAAATAACGCTGATATTTTTCTTAAGTGGTCGTATGACTTTGAGACCGCAACAAATACCAGCACGTTTAGGACTAGCAGTTCTACACCGGGATTTTTTGGGCAGTCAGAATTTAATAACGCCGAATTTTCGCAAGAAGGCAATGTAATTAGTAGAACGTCTATTAATACAACAGGTTATGGGTCGGTGATTAGCGTAGGACTAGAAACAGATATAAACGGCTATTCATTGTCTTTGCAGGAAATGAACGTATTAGCACTAGTAGGTAAGACGCTATGATAATTTTTAATTTGAGGGGGGCTTATTAATGGATCCCAATGTTTACAGTACAACAGCGGAACAACAGCAGGCGCTATCTACCAGCGCTCCTGTTGCGTCATCTGGAGGCTTTGACCTTGGCAATGCAATAAGCGGTTTGTTTAGCGGGATTACCAGTAACCTTGGGACGATAGGCTCCGGTATTGGTGGTATGGCGGCTATTAACGCTGCATACGACAGGCTGGGGAATATTGGTGAGCGAGCCTTAACAGGGGCTAATCTGATAGCTGGTCAAGGTCTTGAGCAAACTCAATTTAAACCATTTACCGTGACTACGGGGATGGGTGATCGCATTGGAATAACCGAGAGCGGGCTGGATGTTAGCCTTGGTCAAGGGGCTCCACTATCCAGCCAGTTACTTAGCACAGCAGCGACAAGGTTGGGCGAAACGCCGGTTGGTACAGCGGCAACTAACTTAGCTACACAACAAGCATTTGGTGTAGGTAGTGACTTTATGGGTCGGCTCGGGCAAACCGATATGGCCCGAGAGCAAGAGATATTTGATCGAATTCGAGCTACACAACTGGGGGAAGAAGAGCGTCAGAGACTGGCGCTGGAAGAGCGTCTAGCCAGTCAAGGCAGGCTAGGTGTTAGAACGTCGATGTTTGGTGGTACACCAGAGCAGTTTGCTTTAGCTCAGGCGCAAGAAGAAGCCCAAAATAGGGCTTCGTTAGCAGCTATACAGCAGGCACAACAAGAGCAACGACAACAAGCCGCTATTGGTGCGCAGTTTGCGGGCCTTGGCTCTTCATTGGCCGGTAGACAGCAGGCTATGAATGAAGCACAACAACGTATGGCCTTGGGTGCATTGAGTGGTGCATATCTGCCACAGGCGCAGGCTCTTAATGTGCTACAGCAAGGAATAAATGCTGCTCAGCTACAGCAGCGCGGACAGCTAGCGGGTGCAGGGTTGTTTGGTGAGGCGTCTATGACCGGCCTAGAAGCCCTCCTGGGGTCTGCTTTGGGTCAGGCTAACTTGATGGGCAATGTTGGCACAGGATTGCTGTCAGGATCGTTACAGGGCTCTGGAAGCGGTCAGGATGGATTGCTTCAGATTCTTGGCACTTCTGTGGCTGATCCGCTTGGTGATTTGATTGGCGCTGGGATTAGCGGTCTTGGCGGCTTGCTTGGCTTTGGTGGAGGTTAATAACGATGGCTAGATTTAGTCAAGGATTGTTTAACGCATTGTCAAACCCCAGTTATGCGTCCTCGCTTGGGGCTTTAGGAGAGCAAATAGGCTCTGCTCAAGCCATGGGTAGAGAGCGTGAGCGCCAGTCTAATCGCTTTAACACTGCCTTAGATGCAACCAGCAGAGGCATTGCATCAGCGCAACTTGGCGACACTACCGCGCTTACATCTCAGATGGGCCAGCTTAGGGAGCTTTTGAAAGACCCCAATATGCCTATTGAAGAAAAGCGACTTTACATTCAGGAGCTTAGGGCATTGCAAGCAATGATGCCGGGCGCTCAAAAAATCCAAACAAGCAACTCTGCAACGGCCTTGATGCGGATTGATAATGAACTAGAGGATGAGGCTGCTCTTAGGGCAAAGATAGATCAGGGCTATGAAAAGCAGGGCATGGCGCCGATTTCAGATGCGGCCTTTAAGGCTATGACTGACTCTTTAAAGACACAGCAAAAGCGGCTATTAGAAAACCCCAATGTTAGCTCTGAATACAACAAGCTGAGTGTTGAGCAGGGCAGGCAACGACTTGAGCGTAAGCGTATTGCGTCCGAGGAGTGGCTACAAACAAACAGGCCCAAGTTGCAGCGCGCAATAGAAAGCGGGAAGCAAGAAAATATTGACGCTGTTTTGGAGTCTGTTCCTTCGGAATACACGGAGCAGGCAAAAGACTTTGTATCCTCTGAAATCGCTTTTCAAAGAGAAATGCAGGAGTTTGCTGATAACAGCATTTTAAGGTCTCAAGAGCCGCGAAATGTTGACTTTAGCGAAAGCATAGGCCGCCTTCCTGAAGAGTTGCAGGATGAGCAAATCAAAGCGTTAAATGATGAATATGTTGCGTATATCAAAAAGAACTGGAATGCCGACAAAAAGGAATGGATTGGCGGAGTTGGAGCAAGGCGTCGAGCCTCGACAATGGAAGAGGATCTGATGCAGATGATTAGAAGCCGCAACAATGCGGCCACTAATTCTGCGTGGGCTACAGCAGAGGACGAGAAGCTAAGGGTGGCAAAGCAAATTGAAGACGCCGAGCGATCAATTAGGACGTACCCATCACAAGTGCCCCCGAGGGATATTAAGTATTACGCTGAGCAGTTTGCGGAAGAGGACGGAGAGGACTTTGACAGTCTTGATCCTGATGAAAAGGCTAATTACAGGCAAATAGCAAAAGAATATCTTATTCAGGAAAACGAAAGAACGCAGTTAGCTCTGATTGCTGACGTAGATGTTACACGCGCACCTGCGGTTGGGATAACCCAACAAGAAAGCGACCGCCTATCCAGATACTCTGCCGAGGAGCAGGAATACATCATGGATGAGTATGGGGACATTGAGCAGGGCCAAATGTCCTTAACGCAAATTATGAACGAGCTTGAAGAAGACGGGATTATCGTTGCTCCTAAAGCCGACGAGCCGGCCAGACAGCCAGTGCTATATCGAAAGGAAAGAGGCTTCCCCTCTATGACGCCTTTAGAGGAAAGATACAAAAGGAATGTTGAGGGATTAGCAGCGCGTCGAGCGGGAACGACTGAATGAGCGAAGACCGAGAAAGACGAAGACGTAGGCGGGTTCGGCGCAGACGTTTTAAAGAGCCAAAAGCAGAGTACAGCGCCCTTCGCGCTGGGGCTATA